CCGAGTTTATCATGGTTCCGGGAATCCTTCTGGAGCCATGACCACTTCTGAGTGGAATTGTTTTGCCAACTTTATCATGGCGTTCACCTGTGTTTTTCGCATAGGCCAACGCCTTGGTATTGACGTTTCCTTGGACAACTTCGACATGGCTGCATATGGTGATGATTGTATCATTGCCGTCCGCGACATGGAGGGCTTCGACCCCCGTGACGTCGCAGCAGAAATGGAGGAGGTTTTCGGTGCGGTCGTTACTGCTCCTGACAAGAGTGACGATATCCGTTTCGAGTCTCTGGAGACTTTGACTTACCTTGGGAGGTCGTTTATTCCGAGGTATGGCACTGTCGACGCACCGCTCCCAATTGAGAGGATTAAGAACTCTCTCATGTGGGTGCGAGGCACAGACGGCCATTCAACGACCATTTTGGTGCAAGTTATTCGTTCCGCTCTGTACGAGATGACGCACCACAGCGAGAAGGATTATAACCTTTTCGTTGAGTGGCTGCGAGGCCACCAATGTCCTGCTGTCAAAGCGACCAAGTTCTTGGGCTATCATGCGGCTCGGACCGAAAGGTTGAAGCTGTCTAGCCCTTGCACAATGTCGTTGTGATTTTGAGCCGTCCGGTTATTGACGTTAAACTGCCCTTCAGCTTGAAGTAAACTGCATTCTGACCTTGGATTCAATAGTGGGTCCTTGTAGGTTGTTTAACCCTCCAGTGCCAGATAGGGTGGCACAAGGGCAGATTTTGGTTCTGACCCCCGCTTTTTTATGCTTATTGAGCAACTGGCTCTACTCTTTAGGCACGACTACCAAAACCAGTTCACAACCTTGACCATGACCGACTTACCAACTACCAACGAGGCCCGAGATGTCTCACTCACAGTTTCAAGTCCACCGTCAGGTGAGGGTTCTCAGGAGATGCGTGCAATCGCAGAACCTGAGACCACGACACGCATGGCGAACGTCGAGTTCGCAGACATGCAACCAACAGACCAGAGAAGCACCAACGACGGAGTGGCTCCTGGGTACGCGCATCCGCTGCCTTATGAGTACTCCACCATGCCCGGGGCGTTGGACCGTGCTTACACGATCCACATCCCAGTGCTTGATGGTACGACCGAGGGAACGACAATCCATCAGGAGTGGTCGCCACAATTCCTTTTTGACTCTGAGTTTCTTCAGGTCAGGGAGAAGTTAAATGGCTTCCAGTTTCTGCGGACTGGTCTTCGATATGCTTTGCGTGTCACTTCCTCGATTCAATGCTCTGGAGCGTTAGTCGCAGCTTGGATTCCTTCCGAGAACAACACTGACGTTTTTTGCATGCACCCTATGGCACTGGCATGCCTAACGGGTTCACAAATCATTGACTTGGCTGGAGCTACGGTCACAGAGATCAATATCCCATTTCAGTACATGTTGCCCAACATTGATTGGGGGGCAACTGTTGCTGAGTATATTGCTGGTGTGGATACTTTTCTACAGCGGTCAATGGGATACTTTGTGCTCAAGGTTCTTGCTGAGCCGATCTTTTATGGGAACACTACTGCGCCTTCCATTACAGTCTCTATTACGAGACAGTTGGTGGATCCGCAAGTTGCTTTCCCAGTGCCCTGGTCCTTGTTTGTCGCGCCCCCGAACGCTCGCATCTCTGCAGCCGCGAGGGAGCTAGCACAGACCCGGACGCCTTTCGCCCCACCAGATAACGTGCGGCTCGCCAAGTTGAAGCGCATTCAGGTGCAAGAAGAATATCGCTATCAGCGAACTCTTGCTACTCGCCAACACAAGGCAGAACGCACGAAGGCTCCACGGGACGACGATGACCCAGATTTGCCAAAGTACGCCTCAACACCTCAATCTTCACAGAAAGAGGCTTCCACAGACCTTCTCTCAACAGGGAGGGCTATGTTATCAGAGGCGAAAATGGCCGCATCAGCACGGAGTTTGCTTGAAAAGGCGTCCTCTGTTGTTTCGTCACCACAATACCAAGCTGCAAAGACCATTGTGAAAGCAGTGGCTAGTTTGATGCAGAAGCCCACGAGTGTTGTGACTACAGATCGTGCTCAGCTTGAGTACACTGATGGTTTCACACGCGCACGTGGTGCTGTTGTTTCCGACAGGTTGCAACCTGGTGTTATTGGTGACACAGCAACCAGCACGACCATTTTGGACGGGCGTGACTACAATGTCATCAAGAACTTGGCCATGCGGCCGAGTCCTCTCTTCGAACACACGTTTGGAGTTGCGGATGATTTCATAGTCATATCTCTAGACCCATATACATGGGTTTATGATACAAGCCTGACCACGAGCATAGTCTCACACCAAAAC